GGAAGCGGGTCGCTACGATAGCGACAAAACACGGTCTAGTGGTAAGCCAGTCGTGGGCGTTCGCGAGAATAAACCGGCTGTAGAAGTTAAAATCGGACGTCCTGAGGGCACTCCAGCGCAGATTAGGCAGGAGATCGCCAATTCTCTGATCTCCCAACAGGCTACTCTGGATCAGAATGCCTGCGCGCTTCAAGCGACTTTATTGCTCAGAAGTCAGTATTCTGTGCGAGTGCAAGCGGCAAGTGGCGAATGGATTCACGTCGTCACGCTCACGTTTGTTTGTGGGCGTTACGCGATAACGGTAGCCCACTTGCTACCAATCTTGAACAAACACAGCGAGTTCCAGCTACTGAACCACTCGATGAAGGAACCAATAACCATTCAGTCGTCGGATATACGTGTCATTAAGGCGCATCCCGATCATCCGCATTGGGGTAAACGCGACGTCATGCTCATCGAATTTCCAAAAAGCGTGAAGTCGCATATTGACATTAGGAAGCACTTCGCGACGGGAGTCGATTTCGAAGTTTTCCGAGAAATCGACACTGTCTCAGTCTTTGGCTACGCGCCCGTGTCGGCAAATGCTGCTATGCGCGTGTATTCTACGTCGGGAGCTATGGCCCATAGCTCAATTCTTGAAGTACCGGAAGGCGACACGATTTACCGATATTATCGGTTTTTCTCCTATCCGTTGGACACGGTCGAAGGCGATTGTGGCATGGTCGCCATGTCATTCTGCGCGAGCCACAATCGCAAAATATTCGGAATCCACAGTGGTGGGAGTTTCGTGAAGGGAGCGACTGGGTTGGCAACGCCAGTTAGTCGTGAGCTGATCGAACACTTCATTCGGGAAGCAGGAAATCCGGTGCCGAGTGAGCCCGACTTTACAGAGCCAGGTTCTAGCTTGGTGGGGTTTTCTGCGTGCACGGATATATTCGACAAGAACAATCCGTATTTCTCCATCACCGCCAACGACCAACATCAACTGGCAGAACCATTCGAAAGGCCGGGAATTACCCCCGAATTTGTCAACCTCGGGGATGAAGTGCCGGCCGTAGCGTGTCTCGATGAGGGGATTTTCTCCCCAAATAAGACGAAAATCAGCCCATCTCCCATTTTTGAGATGATTAGGCCAGCAACGCAGCGTCCCGCTGCATTGAAGCCGTTTATCAAAGACGGGAAGAGGATCAACCCGAAGGTTTTGGCACGCAGGAAAGCCCTGCATACACCTGTTGTAATTAGGCAGGAGTTACTCGAAGAGTGCGTCATGGATGTTACGTTCTTGTATGACGCTGTCCTGCCTGCGGAAAGACGCGAGCTACTTTCGATGTCAGAAGCGATGCGTGGAATAGAAGGTGATGAGTACGTTCAAGCCCTTGAGCGGAAATCGTCTCCAGGTTACCCCTGGATATTGCGCAAGGACGGAAAACGAGGCAAAACGAAATGGCTCGGAGAAGGAGCTGAGTGGAATGTAGAACACCACGAGCTTGTTGCAGCAGTGGAAACACGGCTGGAGAATGCGAAACGTGGTGTGCGCACCGAAACGATTTGGATCGATACCCTTAAGGATGAGAGGAGAGACCTGGCGAAAGTCGAAGCAGGAAAAACGCGATTGTTCTCCGTCGGACCGTTGGACTATACGATAGCATTTCGAATGCTCTTCGGACAGTTCGCGGCGGCTCTGATGGAAGCTAGAATCGTGTCAGAAGCTTGTGTCGGAATCAACCCTTATTCGATGGAGTGGACTGTTCTGGCGGAACGACTACAAGAAGTCGGCCCTAATATCTTGGCTGGCGATTTCACTAATTTCGACGGAACTCTTGGCTCGGATATCCTCTGGGCTGTTCTCGAAGTTATAAACTCATGGTACTGCGACGAGTATTATGGAATGCGTGAAGTCCTGTGGTTCGAGATAGTGAATTCTATGCATTTGGACGGAAATCGAGTCTACGCGTGGTGGCAAAGCCAGCCATCCGGAAATCCGCTGACGGCAATTATTAACTGCTGTGCGAACAGC